ACGCTCCTCAGACGGGCGGCGCGGCATGAACGGCGAAGCGAAACACCCATCGAGGCGTGAGGCACTTGCGAAAGCATTTCGCCGCGCCGCCAATGGCGTGTAGGGAGCCGTAATAACCGCTCATCCTGCGCGCCGTGTAACGCTAAGGATGATGAGCCATGCCTATTCTGCCAGTTGGAACTGGTGACAACCTTCCGTATCAACAGATCTTGTCGATGGCGATCGAGGATCGTTCCTCCTCGTACCAAGACTTGGTGTCTGACAACAACGCACTTCTGGCGACCATGCGCGACAAGGGCCTGTGGGAAACCTACTCAGGTCCGCGCATCCGCCAGACGCTGCAAATCTCCAAGCAAACTGCCCAGTGGTACAGCGGCTATGACGTGCTGCTCAATCCCGCAATCGATCTGTTCGCCGACGCCTGGTACGAGCCGAAGATGGTCGTCGTCCCGATCATTCTGAGCAAGCAGGAAATTCTCAACAACGAAGGCGAGGCCCAGTTGATGGATGTCCTCGACAGCTACATGAAAGCTGCCGAGAGCGCCCTCGAAGATGCCATGGACGGTGCGCTGCATGCTGCCGGTGGCGGCAAGCAGTTGACCGGGCTGGCAACTGCTGTTCCTGTTGCCAACACGACCGGCGTTTATGGCGGCATTGACCGCGCGCAAAATACGTGGTGGCAGACGCAGTCCATCGACGCGCAGTCCTACATCGCCGGGATCACGCAAGTGACATCCACGACCATCCGTCCGACGCTTAACCGGATCATGACCGCGCAGTCACGCGGGCGGGACTATGCTGACCTGCTGATCATGTCGCCGCAGCACTACGAAGCCTACGACGCTGCGACTGTCGCCATTCAACGCCTCTCTCGCGATGGTGGTGGCCTCGCCAAACTGGGCTTCTCAACGCTGGAGTACATCGGCGGCGGCAAGAGCGCGACGATCGTGCTGGAGGGCGGCATCGGTTCCGACATGCCAGCCGACACGACCTACGGCCTGCAAACCGACAGCCTGCGTCTGCGCTATCACCCGAGCAGAAACTTCGACAGCGTGTTCAAGGGTGAAGGCCAGATGCCAATTGATAAGGATGCGGTTGCCCAGTTCATCGGGTGGATGGGGGAACTTACGATGACGAACCCGAAATTCAACTGGAGACTCCGCGACTCCAACCCGGCAGCATAGCATCAGACCAAAAGTTACTCTATCCTTCTCCGGTCTGTCAATCCGGAGGAGGGTGGAGTGCCAAGGTCGAAAGAGAAGCCGTTACCGCAGCAAAGCGAACTGGAGAAACTGTTTCGGTACGAGGGCAGTACTGGAAAACTGTTCTGGAAGCGCAGGCCGAGGTGGAGGTTTGAAAGTGACATTCGCTACAGATCGTGGAACGGCCAATATGCCGACAGAGAGGCGTTCACCACTCTCTGTAATGGGCATCGACGCGGCATCTACGATGGCCAGCATATCTATGCACACCGCATCATCTGGAAGCTCAAGACCGGCGAGGAGCCGCCCGAGATCGATCACATCAATGGTAACCCTGCCGACAATCGGTGGAAAAATCTGCGTGCAGCAAACAGAACGATCAATAACCGCAACTCACCCCGCCGTAGCGATAATGCATCCGGCGTTACCGGGGTTTGTGCACGAGGCGAGCGATGGATTGCGCAGATCATGGCGTATGGGCAAGTCAGGCATCTCGGCGTCTATGCCACAAAGGAAGAAGCCATTGCCGCTCGTAAGGCGGCTGAAGCTGCATTCGGTTTTCATTCCAATCACGGAAGGAAAACCGAATTGACTTAACGATCTTGCGATCCGGTTTGTTGACGCGGGCTGGATCGAGAGAGGGGCGGGTGCCGGGCTGGTTAGCCTTCCGGTCACTTCGGCATCCGCCTTTTTAACAACAGGAAGGGCAAACGAAAATGGTACCGAACGACAAAGGGGCGATTGCGATCTTCCGCAATGGCACCGTGAAGAACAACGTCAAGTCTGCGGAAGCCGGACGACCGATCTTCGACGACATGGAGCAGGTCGAGATCCGCTATCCAGGATCTCGTGATTACGGCGTCTATCCGGCGACAGACCGCTCGCACTGGGATGTCGATCCGGTCACCGGAGAGCAGACCGCCATCACTTACGCCGAGCGGTTTTCAAAACAGTATCAGCAGTTCAAGGCGAGCCAGCAGCAGACCAAGGCGGGGACGCCGATCGACTACCTGCCGTTCCTCACCGAAGGCAAGCGAGCCGAGCTCCGCGCGCTCAACATCTACACTGCCGAAGCATTGGCGATCGTCGATGGGGCAGAACTCAAGAACCTTGGTCCCGGCGGGCGCGAGATGAAGAACAAGACCATCGAGTTTTTGGAGAGCAGCAACGAGACGGCGAGGATCACCAAACTGGAGGCCGAGCTTGAGACGATCAGGCTGCGCAATGAAATCCTTGAGGAAGACAACAGGCTGATGGCCAAAGACAGGCCGCCGAGCGAGTTCGACGGCATGTCCGACGCTCAACTCAAGGAGCATGTCCGCTCGCTGACCGGTGTTACTCCGAAGGGCAACCCGTCGCGCAAGACGCTGATCCGCATGGCGGAGGATCATAAGAGCAGCGTGGCAGCATGAGCCTGATTTCCGTAGTGCGGGACGTGTGCCTCGCCGTTGGCGTCAATCCGCTAACGTCGATGTTCTCGCCATCGGTGCAGCCCCGCACGCAAGGTGAACTGCTGTCGCTTGCCAACGAGATGGCGCAGCGCATTGCCTACGACACCAGAGAGTGGGGGCGGCTCACGGTTGTCGGCACGTTTACCGGCGACGGCACAATCATTCCGCCGCCGCCGGACCCGACAGGAGCTCTTGTCGGCACGACGATGTTTGACCTCCCCGCCAACTTCAAGCGCATGTTGCTCACGGCAAACGTCTGGAGATCGTCAAACACGCAGACGCCGATGGTGTTCATATCGGACGCCGACGAGTGGTTGAACCGACGTGCCCGTGGCTGGATCAGCGGTTTGGGCGAGTGGACGATCCTCGGCGGGCAGATGCACATCTCGCCGGTCATGCCGGTGGGCGAGAACGCGACATACGCCTACCTCGACAAGAACTGCATTGGACTCGGCAGCGGCGGGCAGGGCGACACGTTCATGACCGACGCCGACACGTTCCTGCTGGGCGACCGCTTGTTGAAACTAGGAATGATCTGGCAGTGGAAGGCGAACAAGGGATCGCCCTACGCCGAGGATATGGGCACCTACTCCGATGCATTGACGATGGCGATGGGCAGTGATCGGCCAGCGCCGATCATTATCGGCAGCGGGCGGTTGCGCGGCAATCAGGCTTACACGGGGGTTGCGCCGTGGCCTTTATAGCCGAACGCGCACTTTACAATGTCGCGCTGCAAGGCCCGCAGGGGCCGCCGGGTCCGCCGGGGCCAGCCAGCATTGTGCCGGGACCGCCGGGCGCGACGGGTCCGCAAGGCCCGGCCTCGAGTGTACCGGGACCGCCGGGTATGACAGGACCGGCAGGCTCGACCGGCCCGGCAGGATCGCCGGGTGCCGATAGTACAGTGCCGGGGCCGCAAGGTCCGCCGGGAGCGCCCGGAGCACCCGGAGCTACCGGGCCAGCTGGAGCTACCGGACCAGCGGGGGCCGCCTCAACGGTGCCGGGACCAGCAGGTCCGCAGGGACCGGTCGGTGCGACCGGACCAACTGGCGCTGCCTCAACGGTACCGGGTCCGCAGGGACCGGCAGGAGCGACCGGATCGACAGGCCCGCAAGGACCAGCAGGCACGACAGGTCCGACCGGAGCTACAGGACCGGCGGGGCCGTCCACTTTTGCGCTTATTGCCACAACCGCCCCGGCAGGAGCCGCCGTTGGTTCGCTCTGGTGGGAGAGCGACAGCGGCCTGCTTTACATCCGCTATGACGACGGCAACACAGTCCAGTGGGTTGGTGTTGCCTCTCGCGCCGAGGCAACGCCATGAGCGGGCACGCAGCATTCAGGCGTCAGCCCGTCCCCGGCGAGATGGCGATCCAGTACCAAAGCATAACGCTGCCTGCGCCCATTCGCGGCATTATCGAAAACGAGAACTGGGCCTACACCAAGCCGGGCTGCGCGGTGATCCTCGATAATTGGTTTCCGACGCAGAAGGGCCTGCGTCTGCGCGGCGGAACAGAGCGGTGGCTGACGCTGCCTGATCCTGTCGAGATCGTGCGCAGCGGGTTCGAGTACGTCAGCGGCTCCGTGCAGCGCATGTTTGCAGCCACTGTAACGCGGCTGTTCGACGTGTCGTTTTCCGATAATCCGGTGGAGGTCACGGGCCTTGGCACGCAGACGGACGGCAACTACAGCGCGGCGCAGCTTGCCAACACAGGCGGGGATTGGCTCGTCATCGTCAATGACGCGGGCGACTATGTGCGGCGCTACAACGGCACGTCGTGGGCGTACCTGGCGACAACCACGCCATTGGATTGGACGATCAGTACACCTTACGCCGTTGGCGACCGTGCGCTCGACACCGCTGACAATACACGCTGGAAATGTCTGGTCGCGCACACCAGTCCAGGCACCGGCACGTTTGCCGCCGCCCGTCTGGCAACGCCGGGACAGTGGGCGATCGAACATGCGTCCGACAACGGGAGTTTCATCACCGGCCCGGTGACGGCCCCGGCAGACGTGCAGAACGGCCAGGGCCTGACCCACGTCTGGAAGCACGCCAACCGTCTGTTCTTCGTGCAGGGCGGCACCATGAACGCATGGTGCCTGCCGGTGCATGCTGTCGGCGGCGAACTTGTTTTCATTCCGCTATCGGGCGCGATGAAGCGCGGCGGCTCTTTACTCTTTGGCGCGAGCTGGTCCGTGGACAGCGGCTCCGGCATGGACGACAAATGCATTTTTGTCAGCGATCAGGGCGAGATCGCCATGTTCACCGGCACCGACCCGACCGACTCCGCCAACTGGAAGCAGGAGGGCTGCTACGACATATCGCGTCCGTTGAGCAAGTATGGTCACGTAAAGCTTGGCGGAGACATCCTGATCTCGACGATCGACGGCATCGTGCCGCTGACCGCGACGATGTCCAAGGACGTGTCGGCACTGTCGCTGGCCGCGATCACCTACAACATCGAGCCGATGTGGACGCGCGAGTACACCAACAAGCGAACGTATCCGCTGATGCTTGCCAAGTGGAACGAGGGGAACGCGCTGATTTTCAGTTTCCCCGGATCGGGCGGCACAACGGCGGGCGGCGCTTTCACCACCGAGCCGGAGACTGTCGGGGTGAGCAACCTGCATACCGGGGCGTGGTGCCGCTTCACCGGCTGGGATGCCATGTGCTTCATGCAGATCAACGGCTCGCTGTTCTTTGGCACGCAGGACGGCAGGATCATGCTGGCCGAAAGCGGCGGAACCGACGACGGCATCAACTACGTCTGCACGATGGTCGGCGGCTGGGAGATGTTTCAGGTGCCGCCCAATCAGGTCACGTGGTTTCAGGCGCGGGCGGCGTTCTTTAGTTCTGCGCATGAGCCGTTCGAGCCGCAACTGGCGGCGACCGTCGATTATCAGTTCCGGATACCGCCACCACCGGCTCCCGGTCCGGATCCCGGCGCGCTTGACGTATGGGATCAGGGGCTGTGGGACACTGCGCTTTGGGACCAGCCCGGTGCCGGTGTCCCGCAAATCAAGAATACGATGTGGGTGTCGGTCGGCGAGACGGGATTTTCGCATGCGCCGATCGTGCAGGTGACCGTGGAGCAGCAGGTGCGGCCCAACGTCGAACTTATATCGGTGTCGGCGACCTACCTGCGCATGGCAGCAAACGTGTGAGAGAGCAATGGAAGACCTGTTCCTCAAGTTGAAACTGCTGCACTGGATGATGGTCGAGCGTCCTGACGGCACCAGCCCGCTGGTCTGCTTTGACGATGGTGGTGGCGGAGATGGCGGTGGAGGAGATGGCGGTGGAGGAGACGGCGGCGGAGATGGCGGAGGCGATGGAGGAGACGGCGGCGGAGATGACGGTGGTGG